TGCACCATGCAGACCCTCCTCTCAATTGCCGGATGTGCCGCCCTGCCCAGGCTGCTTCAGGCTCAGTTGCGTGACGAAGCCCCCGCCCCGCGAATAGCTGTGGGTGACGCTCTCGATGCGGTACGGACCATCAATTCCGTGGCGTGCGCCCGCCACGATGCAGAGGCCATCCGGAATGGCGGTGGTGTCGCCCTCGATGGTCACTGACCCCTCGCCCGCGTCGCGCTCCGAGGTCGCCCTGTCGGAGCCGGTCTGCTGCTTGGCTTCGTCCTCATCCGACTTCGCGTAGCGGTGATCGTGCCGGGCATCGACGGAAAGGGAGGTGCCTTCCTCGGTCTCCTGCCAGCCGGCCTTTATCGGGTCGTACCAGCGGGCGCGGACCTGCGAGTACTGCGCCCTTCCCAGAGCAGGCGAGATGTCCCACCCATGAAGGTTCCGGCCCCACGCCGCGACCACGACAGAAGTGTAGCTGCCGCCGCGCTTCGACATGATGGCGCGCCTGCCCTGGATGCGGAAGTTGCCGCCGATCTCCCGGGCGAGCCTCTCTCCCATGTGGATGAAGCTCTCATCCCGCATCTCGAAATACTTTCGCCCGACCGAGGCCAGCAACGGATCGACTTCGATCTCCGTGACGCCCGCCGTCCTGCCCGCCTCTTTCAGGATGTCCTCGACCGTGCTGTCGTCGAAATGCCGCAGCTGGCCCTGCTTGGGCTTGCCTGTGGTGTCCATTCCCTTCGCCGTGATGGACAATGTCCGTCCACTGCCCCGCGAGCCCGACGACCTCACCTCGTCCACCGTGCCGGTGAACACCACACGCACCCCCTCGCCTTCCCAGCCCAGGGCCACGACGACGGGCGCGCCGATCCGCGGCAGGACGATGCGGCCATCTGTATCGTCGATCTCGAGGCTGGCCGTATCGGAGTGGGTTCCAACCTTGTCGGACACGGTGAGCGAAATCAGCACCGGCATCAGCGTCGTGGTGATGTTGGTACCCGCCACCATCACCATGAACACCGCGCGCTTCGACATGAAGGATCACCACAGCTTGATCGGATCGAGGATCGCCGGTTCCCTTGGCATGGGAACCGGCATGTCGAAGGTGGTGCCGATGGGCAGGAAGGCGCCAACCTCGCTGAGCCCCGGATTCATGTCGTGGATCTGCTCGATGAGCCCCGGCATGGGACGTTTGAACCGCCGCCAGACGATGAGCGATACTGTGATGAGCTCGCCCTCGACGGTGACAGGCTCGACGATCATGAGAACATCCCCGAGAACAGCGAGAAGAAGCTGCCGTTCGGCGGCTTGCCAGCCCGCCGGACCGCAATGTCCACGTCGATCACCCGGCCGATGCCCTCGGCGTCGAGATAGCTCGACCGCTCGGAAACCTTCTCGATCACCACCCAGCCCATCTGCGCGCCATCGCCGCGCATGAGATAGAGCGGCCGTCCGGCGGCGCGGGCCTGGTAAAGCTTCTTCAGGTCGCCGAGCCCGCCGAAGCGGTGCGGGAAGATCCTGGCGCTGATCGACCAGCTCTCGGGCCCCTCGCCAACCCACTCGAGCGGGGGCCTGGCGCCCAGCACAGGCTTCTCGACGAATGCGCTCTCATGGCCGTGCTCGTAGTTCGTGGCGTTGAACGGGTAGACCTCGAAGCGAATGGGACCCAGCGTCATCAGCATCAGGCGAACCTCAGCCCGGCATCGGCATAGACGCCCCGGAAGGTCTCGCGGACCTCGTCGCGCAGCACCCGGCGGATCTGCTGGACGACGTCCTCCGCATCCGTCCTGCTATTGAAGGTCATGTTGAAGACAGGAGAAACGGTGATGCCGCCCGCCGGGAACGAGCCCGCCCGGTTGACATAGCCCGAGCGCCCGGCGGTGATGAGCTCGGGGCCTCGTTCGCCCACGAGATAGCTGGCCCCCCGGCTGATCGGGCCTCCGCCAGCGCGCTTCGTCAGATCCTCGATGGGACCAACACCGTAGGGATCGTTCGGATCCGGGGCTGGCCTGGTCCCCGCGCCTGCGCCACGCGGATTGACGGCGGGCGTTGGCGTCCGCCCCGTGAATGAGAGGGCCGAGCTGATGCTGTTTGCGATCCCGCTGGCCCAGTTGAGGATATCGTTGCCGATCGAGATGAGCCCATCAAAAAAGGACTGCATGAACTGCCGCCCGATGTCGTAGAGACTGCCGAGGGACGCGGCGATCCTGCCCGGAAGCTCGGCGAACCAGCGGATGATATTGCCGACGACGCTGCCCGCGGCGGCACCCCAAGCCTGCCACGAAGCGGGCGAGATCTCGAAGCTTATCCTCGAAAGCCAGCCAAACAAGGTGCTGATGCCTGTTATGACCGGGTCCAGCATCGGCTTGACGGGCCCAAGGGCGGCCATGAAGGCCTCGCCGAAGGCCGCGAACATCTCCTTGATGCCCTGCCAGTTGTCGTAAATGAACTTCCCGGCAAAAGCGATGCCGACAAGAACCGCGCCCACGCCCGTCAGCATCACCGCACCGCGAAGCGCCACGGCGGCCGCTGTCACCAGCCGCATCGGGTTCAAGAGGCTCAAGAAGCCGGAACCCAGAGTGCCGAACACCGCCTTGAGGCCGCCCGCCTGGCCGATCATGGTCAGGCCGAGGAGCGATCCCCGGAGGTTCTTCATACCGCTGGTGAGCAACGCCAGGGGAGCCGTCACGGCAACAGCCCGCAACCCCGTCAGCGCCGTCGTGACGCCCCGGAGCCCGAACGCCATGGAGGCCAGCATGCCGCCCTTGCCCATCAGCCCGATAAAGGTGAGGCCTGCCAGCGCCGCCTTGAGCGCGACGAAGCCTGCCGTGATCGCCACCAGTGCGCCAGAGACGCCGGGATACTGGTTCACGATAGCGGTGAGCATCTCGAGCACGGGCTTGAGCGCCCCGGCGATGCCGCCCAGCACCGGGATCAGCGCGGATCCGAGGCTGGTCTGGAAGTTCTGCAGCGCGATCTGGAACTGCTTCACCTGCTCGACGCTGGTCTGCATCATCCGCGCGAAATCCGCGCTGATGACCCCATCCGCCCTCGCTGCCTCGTCGCGGAGCCGGATGTAGTCCTCGAGACCCGTGAGGAGCGGAATCAGGCCCTTCTGGACCTGGGCATCGGAAAACAGCTCTCCAAGCCGCGACAGGTCGCCGCCGAGTGCCGTGTTGATGGCGCGGAGCGAGGCCTCGAGAGGATCGGTGCCATTGGCTTTGGCGTCCTTCAAGACCTTCTGGATATCGATGCCCTTCTTCTTGAAGTTCTTGATCGCATCGTTGGAGTTGATCTTCTGCAGGATATTGCTGAAGTTGGTGGCCGCCTCCGATGCGTCCCCGGCGCCACGCCGCACGATCTGCAGGGCCGAAGCGATCTGGGCCAGTCCCTCGGCACCCTCCATGCCCTTGGAACTGGCGAGCGCCGTGATGGAGGGCAGATACTGCGCCATGTCGCGGAGCTCGAAGCCGCCCGCCTTGCCGGCCGCCGCCATGATGTCGAAGGACTTGCCCAGGCCCTCCGCTGCAACGCCAAGGTTCGACATGGCGGCAAAGCCGGCCTTCGACAGGTCCTCGAGGCTGGCACCCGTGGCAGTCGCGGCCTTGGCGATGGACGGCATGGCCTTCGTCGCGCGCTCGACATCGAGGCCCATCCCGACCAGGAAGTCTTGCGCCTTCACGATGTCGGTGGCGAACTGATTCATCTGGGAGGACGTCTGCTTCGCCGCCTCTCCGATGCCGCGCAGCTGCTCGGCCGTGAGATTGCCCTTCGCGCCAATCTCGGCCAGTGCCCGGTCGAATTCCTGGGCAGCCTGCACCGGAGCGGTGAAGGCGCTCTTCAAAACATAAAGCGTGCCCACGGCATCGAGCATGCGCCCGCGCGCCGCGTCGAGCGCACGGTTGTTGCGCGTGATGGCAGCGTCCAGCTGGTCCGCCATGGTGATGGGTGCCGAGGTCGCGTCCCGAACCGTGCGCGTGAGCCCGCGGAGGCTGTTGGCGACGCCACGTGCCGGGCCCGACACACGGTCCAGCAGTTCGACGATGAGTTGGGTGGTCTGGCTGGCCATCGGTCAATGTCTCCCGGGAACCGCTACGCAGACAGCGCAGTTTCTCTTTGACGGAACTACGCTGAAAGCGTATACGCCGCAGATGGAGTTCGACTGGCACGATGCCAAGCACGAGAAGAACCTGGCCGAGCGGGGCTTCGGTTTCGACTTTGCCGCCCGGATCTTTCTGGGCCGCGTTCTCACCCAGGTCGACGACCGCGAGGACTATGGCGAGGTCAGGGTGAAGGCCATCGGCGAGGCCGACGGCATCGTGCTTGTCGTGATCTACACCGACCGGGAAGACGTCCGCTGGATCATCTCGGCCCGGCTTGCGAACAGGAAGGAACGCGCATTATGGCACGCATGACACTGGACCAGATCAAGGCCTCGAAGCCAAAGGTGGACCGCGCGAAAATCGCCGCTACAAGCGAAGACGACATTGCCCGTCATATGCGGGAGGACGGCGAGGATCCCGGTGCCGCGCCCGGTGCCTTCGTCGAGGACGTGCCTCCGGCACAGATCCGCGAGCACATGGGCATGACGCAGGTCGAGTTTGCGGAAGCCCTGCGCATTCCCGTAGCGACCCTCCGGAACTGGGAGCAAGGCCGGGTGCGCATCGATCCCGCCGCCCGCGCCCTCTTCCGCATCCTGAACCGCGACCCGAAACATGCGCTGAAGGCGCTTCAGCCCACGCGCAAGGCTGGCTGATCAGGATTGCCGGGCCGACCCACTCAGCCGCCGTGCCTCGGCATGCCAGAGCAGCACTTCGGCCCAGTCCATGTCGTCAAACGCAATCACTGGTGTCGACAGCACATGCGCGACATCCGCTACTACGCTGCGCCATGCGCTCATGCCGGCACCTTTGGCAAAAAACCACAGAGCACCTCCGAGATTGCCGCGAAGTCCGCGGCATCCATGTCGTTCACCGCCTCCAGCGGCAGGTCGCAGAGCGCTGCCGCCATGGCGATGCCCTGGTCGAGTTCCGTGGAGCCGGGCTCACGCATCTTCTCCATCGCCCTCAGATCTCTGACTTTCGGCCGGCGGATCACCACTTCGGTGACTACGCGTTCCTCCACCCTGATGGGCCGGGCGAGCTTCACGCTGGCAGTGTCGGTCATGTCTCTATCTCCCGAAGCTCTGATCGTCAGCGCTGGATGCGCAGGATGCGGCGCTCGTCATCGTTCTGCGACACGCCGTCGAGACGCCATTCCGTGGAGAAGAAGTCCCAGAACAGCTTCTCTTTCTCGTTGAACCACAGCTCGTAGTGCATGACCTCGTTGATGGCGTACTCATGCCCCTGCAACTCGCCACGCTGGAAGGCGTCAGGCTCGATCTTGCCGAGGCGGCCCTCGATGATCGCCTTGGCCTCGATTGCAACACCGGTCCGCTTGTCGCGGATCACGCCATAGGCGGTGAACACCTTCTGCCGCGACGAGCCGAGGCCGAACTGGGTCAGGAGGTCCGGGTCCCAGCCGTTGAGCTTGAAGGTGGGCTCCAACTTCTGGATGCCGACCGCCACTTCGATCTGGACCCGCGAGCCGCCCGCGTGGTGGTCCTGGTACATCTCCTGCAGCGTCGGCAGCTTCAGTTCGGCGAGGGTCAGATGCTTCGAAGCGGTGGGGTCGTGATCGCCGCAGAACAGGTTCCCCGCCTCCATGACATAAAGTCCGCTCACGATGCTTTCCTTTCAGATTAGATGATGGGTGTTTTGCACGCGGCGTCAGCCGGTGACGGCATCGACCTGGGCCAGCAGGTCGTCGAGCAGCGCGTCGAGCGCGGGCCGGTAGCGGGCCGACTGGATGCCGAGGTAACGCAGCACCGGGGCCTCCTCGGCGGCGAAGTTGACGGTGAAGCGGCCCTGCCGCAGTTCCTCCGGCGAATTCTGGTCCCTCGTGAACTTGACCTCGTAGCCCAGGATGTCGCCATCCGCCTTCAGGTCGCGCATTGCGAAGCCCATCGTGTTGAGCACCGCCTGGATGGTCTGTCCGGTGAGATTGAAGCGCCCGAGGTAAAACCTGAGGGTACGGAGGAACATCAGATGGATGTAATCCCGTCCGCGCGTCACATTGTAGAAGCGCCAGAGGTCGTCCTCGCCAGCATTGTCGGTCCCGACATAGACGAAGCCACCAGACGCGATTGCCGTCTCGACGCCGAGCTCTCCACGAAGCAGCACGCCGACATTATTGGAGAGCAGCCGCTGGCCTTCCGTGGCGCCATCAGTCAGCGAGAAATTGATAGGGCGAGACGGCCCGACGATGCCCGCCACCGGCTGGTTCGCCCAGGAATGGAAGGGCCGCCCCTGCTTCTCGTGATCGCGCCTGACACCAATGCCGATGACGGCAGGCGACAGCGGCATGACCGCCACTTCGCTTCCCGCCATGACGCGCACGGCGGGGTCGACCGGAATGAGCCGGCTGGACGATAGTGTCTCGCGCCAGTCGATGGCGGCCTGCTCGGTTGTGGCAGGCCCATCCACGACGGCGTGGGCGAGGAGCTTGTTGCAAAGGGCGGGCAAAGCGGCACAGACGGCATTGGCATCCGTGCCCGTCCGCTGGCTGGTGAAGCCCGGCGCGCAGATGAGGCGCGGGATCACGCCGAGCAAGGGGCCCGCCTGCACGAAGGCCTCGAGGCCTGTGGAGATTCCATCGCCTACAATATTGGCAATGGTCTCGTTGACGGTCTCCCCCTCCTCCACCCGCACCACCACGACCTTGGCCGCCACCTCAAACTCGCCCAGCTGGGCATTGATCAGGGTGAGGGCATCGTGAATGGTTTCTTGCGTGCCGAGTGCTGTGCGCTTCCCCGTATCGTCGGAATAGAGGAAGACCGGCGTGTCCAGTGGAAACACCGCCGGATCAGCCTCGGGCGCAGTGCCGATGAGGCCTACCACCGACATGTCGCTGTAGACGGCGGGACGCGGCTCATTGTCGATCCGCGTGATCGAAATGCCAAAGGTCGGATCGGACATCAGGTCTCTCCATTGCAGAGGGCCCGCCGCACGAAATGAGCGTGGGACGGGTGCTATTGATTCAGATTGAAGTCAGGGCAGACGAGGACCCGGGATCAGAAGTCGATCTCGGGTGTTGTGATGGCGAGGTCGGCCTTCTCGGTCGACTGGAGCAGCACCTCGAGGACGAGCACCTTGTTCGTGCCGGATGCGGGTGAACCGTAGAAGCGGACAGACCGGATCCAGCCGCCCGCGCCATCATCAACGACGCCGGTGACCTCGATATCCTTAACGGCGCTGATGGACAGCTTCTGGGACAACTGGACGATGAGCGACTGCGTCATGGGTTCACTCCTCAGTAGCTTCCGCCATCCGTGATGGCATCGAGCGCTGCCTGCAGATTGGACACCTGCGCGATGGTGTGGCCGTGGCTGCTGTCGGCCTTGTTGGCGAGCGCGCTCACCAGGCCGGCGATGTCGGACATGCCGAGGACGACGGCACCCGTCCGGCCATTGACCGACGAGACGGGGCCCGAAGCCAGCACGGATTCCGCTGTCGCTGCGGCAACGGCGGCATCCTGGGCCGCCTGCTGGGCGAGCGCCAGGGTCGCCTGCACCGAGGTGGCGGCCTCCAGCACGGCGACGCTGATGCCCGCCGTCGCCGAAATCACCCAGTCGTCATGCACGGCATCGCCGATGGCGCCATTGACCAGCACGACCTCGAAAGCGAGGCCGCCCGTAGCGCGGTCATAGCCCTCGACACGGAGCACGGCGTAGTCATGCTCCGTGCCCTCCGCCCGGCGGGTCAGCAGCACGTAAGGTGTGGGCGTGAACAGGTCGCGCTCGGCCTCGCTGGTGATCACCAGCGTGGACTGGAGGCCGCTGCTGATGGTGAGCGGCGTGTCCGAGGCGGCGACGAGAAAGCCATTCTCCGCGGCGGCCTGCAGCCTGGCGAGCAGCGGCCCGAGGACCTCGTTGACGCGGGTCAGCCCCAGGGTGACGAGCCGGTCGGTGTCGGTGGTGACCGAGGTGACCTCGGTTCCCAGATGTCCCAGCGCCTCGGCGATCAGGCGGAAGCGCCGGTTGAAGAAATCCGGGTCGAGCGATTGGCTGTCGCGGACCCGGAGATCCTCGAACCTCAACATGGTGCTGTCACTCCATCAGCATCGGCTCGGCGGTGGCGATGGCATCCGCCGCCTGTTCGCGAAGCGCATCGTGGACGGCGGCCTTGACGGTGTAGCGCGCGCCCGGGCGGAAGCGGGAGTTCGCCAGTTCCAGCGGCCTGTTGACGGTGATCCGGTAGTGGGTGGGCTTGCGAGCCATCAGCCTGTCTCCTTTCCATACGGGGTGCTCATGGTGGCCCCATTCATGACTGGGCGAACTCGATCAGTTCCGCGACGAGGAACTGCTCGGACGCACTGGTCGTGGATCCGACGATCCTGACGGCATAGGTGCTGACCGCCGTCAGGTTGAACACCGCGGTCCGCCGAATCGCACCATTGGCGAGAAGCACGTCCTCCACCACGTCGGCGGTCTCGGTCGTTGCGAGCCCGGCTCCCGTGAGCAGCGTCACCGTGCAGTCATGCTTCGTCTCGTCGAAGGCCTGAAGATCCGCGATGATCTTGATGCTGGTGGTGGGAGACCCCAGTGTCCGGGTCTCTCCCACCCAGGTGAAGGCCGTCTTGGACCGGCTGACAATGGCCTGCGAGTTGCTCAGTCCGAAGCCCGGCATCAGGTCCGTGGTGCCGGTGAGCGTGACCCGAAGGGGAAGAATGGCCGGAAGCCCCGACAGGTTCGGGCCATTGGGCGCCCCGTCGAGCGGGATCCAGGCGCCGTTCACCTGCACCTCGAAGTCGGTGCGGCAGGCCGGGGGCGTGATGCCCTCGTTCAGGATGTCGAGATCGAGGATGCCGCCCGCCAGCTGCAGGGGGCTCAGCTCGACCGAGAGGCGGGAGCGCTCG